CGTTAATACTTCGCCATAAGTCCCTCACCAAACGAGCCGTTTGATTTGGAATGGTCCTAAATGATAATCCTAATTTTAACATTATCCTACGTATGCGATACACGCACCCGATGCTAATGTAAATCCTGTCCACCTACCGTAAATGGTCATTCCTTGTGGGAATGTTTCACCATCTATTGCAGCACCGCCATCGGCATCGATCAAAGTACCGGTTCCCGCATCATCTGGGTACAATTGTTCTGTTTCTGCAATAAGTCCCCCGCTACCGGAAGCGAACACGGTATCCTCTGTAAATTGAATCGCAATAAAAACTCCCGAACCCGCACCGCAAGTCACGGCAGTTGTGCCGGTTACAAATATTGATCCGGCTTGTCCCATTGCTAAATTTTGTGCTTCGACAACTCCATATTCTCTCATTGACATATTGTTTCTCCTTTAATGCCTTACCGAGCCTGTCTTATCTCATGGGCATTTTGGTTTAAATTTTACTTATCGTCTTTTTTAGCCTTTTTTGGCTTTGGTTTGCTACCGTCTGCATTACATTCTTCAAATCGTTCTTCAAGTGATTTGATGTCGTGTACTTTTTCATCATACGCTACCACTACACCATTTGGCTTTTTAAAATATTTACTCATTTCAACTCCTTTGTAACGGGCGGGAATTAACCCGCCCATCACCATTATAGTTAGATAACTAACTAATTAAGAAACGTCACTCAAGATATAGACACCATAAGCATCTTTAATCTCGACTTCGCCCCAGAATCCTGTTGCAACGTACTTTGTCATACGTTCTGATTCTTCTCTTTGTGTTGCGATTCGGAATAATCCTTCAGCACCAACACCAAGACCAACAGCACCTTTTGACATTGAGAATCCCGCTGCGTCCCCTCCGCTGCTTACATTCTCGTCAATTTGATCTGACCAATAAACATTGAATCCGGCGATACTTCCAACATATCCTGTCTGGAATGCTTCTTCGCCTTTTGAACCCAACACTCCGATTGGACGTGCGGTTGCAGTATCAGTTGTGCTTGAACCCGCAGTATCTAATGCGGTGTTATGTAGTAAGGAAATAACCCCTTTCGATCCCCAAATTTGTTTGGGCGAAAGCACTAATGAATACGGCATCGGGGCTCCGGCTGCTCTCATTTGACGCATTGCACCAAATACATGAGAAAGAGCCAAAGAACTACCCGCACCACATTCAGTTTGTGAAAAGGTTTTTCCAAGTTCAACAAGATCATCATCAAGCTTTGCAGCTACGGCATTGCCGAGTGCAGGTCCAGCCTGATTTTCGACGTCATCTCCCGACCCCATTAATACGAGATCAGAAACTTGTGATTCGATTACGTGTTCTGTGATTGTTGCAGTCCTTGCGGCGGTTGTGATCGCTACTGCGGTTGTCGCAGTTGCCTGTGTCGCAGCACTTACATTACTTGAAGTGAGTTTTGTCCAATCTGAAAACTGAACGTGGTTTGATCCTCTTGCAGCCTGTTTAACAGTTACAAGTGGGTACATCACGTTAGTATGATTGAACGCTATAACTGCATCACCAATGGTTCTTCCGAGTCCACCGGCAGCAGTTGAGGTATTAGTTAAAGCCATTGCTTAAACTCCCATTTAATCGTTTAAAAAATTCAGTCATCATACGGCTTCTTCAACTTCCCCGGTCCAAACCCACTAAACACACCGATACTATCTGGTTTCTTGCCCTTTTGTACTCTCTCCCCTCGTTCTTCATGAATATCAAGGTATTCATTATAAGTAACCGAAGAACCTTTGTAAGTACATTCAATGTCCTCCCCGCCATCTACCTTCTTATGTTGAAGGTCATTGTTCGGATCAAGTTTTTCTTTAAAAATATCAGTTGCCATAACCGATCTTTATATCTCCAGACGTTTGTGGATTGTTGGCTTTCTTGTATCCATCGGGATCAACTGAAGCCCATTCTTCAAAGGAAGCATATCCACCTGTCGATGTTGGTTTTGAGTTATCAACCGAAGCCGGTGATGGTTTCGTATTGACCTTTTCCACATGGGCTTCCAATTTTTCAAGTGGCAACCCATCGTAAATTGCACGATCTTCTTCCGGTAACTTGGAGAGCAAAGTATCTCTTTTCGTTACTTGGTATTCATCAAAGGCATCCGCCTTCTTCTTCGCATCTTCATACTTGGTTGTCATTTCCGCCATGATCTTTTCGTATTCGCCCTTTTCTTCCATCTGTTTGAGTTTGCGTGTTTCAGCTTCTTCTTTTGCATTCTTTTTTAAAGAATCAAGTTCGACCTTTAATGTGTTTTTTTCGTCCACCATTTCACTAAACCGTGCGTAAGGAACTTGGTTGACGGGCTGCTTTTCTTCACTTGCAGTATCAGCGGTGTCCTGTTTTACGTCTTGGACTTCGACTTGTTTTTCTTCCATTTTAACCTCTTGTTTGAGTTAGTTAAGCCTTAACCAATCGTTATGTTGATTGGTTTTCTTGCATACTTCTTGACATTCTTGCCAATGAAGTCACTTAAATTCTTTACGATTTCATTTTCGTTTTGGTCATTAATACCAAATATATTTCTTCCTCTGTCCGCATTTCCCTTGACCTTTAATCCATCACGAAACACAATATCCACACCTACGTTTGTTGCTTTTTGTGCCGATATAGAACCAAGCATTGTTCCTGTTAATCTCAAGTTGGGTGGACTTGTCTGTTTGGACGTACTCACACCTTTTGGTCCGGCTCTCCCCGCAGCTTTTCTTGTTGGATAATCTTCTGCAAAAATTCTTTTCTTTGTCCCATCTTTTAAAGTTTTAGTGAACCAAAAAGGTGAATGTGTTTTGTATTCTGGAAACTTATATCTTCTCCCGTTTGCATCTGTACCATATCCTTTATCGGAGTCTTTAACAATCTTTGTTGCAGCTTTCCCACCAACTCTTTTCCAGACAGAACGTGGTAAATTTAAAATGTCATGTGCCTTCATTTGACCATCCACGAATGTCTGCAATTGAACGATCCCCTTACGCCAAATGGTGTGTCACTTGCGTTTACCTGTGCTTCTGTATAGCCTTTTTTTGGTTCATTCTCTATTGTATCACGGCATATATCTCTGGTATCTGAATCTAATGGTCCAACGTAAGTCCATCTAACATCTTCACCTTCAAACACCTTATGTCTTGCCACATCGTCAAACTGTTTAATACCATCTTGTACTGCTACATTCAATTGATGTGTTTCAAGCTTAACAGTATCTTTCAGTCGTGCCACAATACTTGAAGGACTTTCACCCGACACGATACCTTTGAACAATCCATCTTTTAAATCATTTGCGTATGTCGTTGCTTTACCTAAAAGGCTTTCTGCTTCTAAATCCTGTAATAACTGAAGTTGCTCTATTGTCGCACCTTGTATTGTCGCAATGCCACGCTTATCTGCTAATGCTTTAATCTTTACAACTTGTCCTTCATAGGCTTCCATTAAACCATTGACAGCGTTCGTATATCCTCTGTCCAATAACTCTTGAAAGAAATCCAATTCCTTTGTGATTGCAACAAGTTCTGTATCGGACAACTTATCCATTCGCTTTGCAATCATTTTCAAATCATCAAGAAGTCTTTTCTCAATGCCTTGAATTTGATTCATAAATCTATCTACGGGATCAGCCACCTAATATCCTTTGCAATGGTGTTGTTGGTTGTTGTGCTTCTGCTTCTTGCTTTTTGTTCTCGTCCACTCTGTTTATAAGAGTATCTAAATCTTCATCTGAAATATCTGGGTTAAAGTGTCTTATCAAGTCCGTTCTATCCATTAAACCTTTGTCAAGCATAAACTCAAGACGTGCAAACTCTTGTGCTTGATCTGTTGGAAATTCTACCTCTGCGAAGTCCACACCATAATTTTCACCCATATCTTTACCCGTATGAACACGGATAATCTCACGATCCACTTCATATCTTTCGTGTTCCCAATCTTTCCATATTGGTATGTCTGAAATACGAGATTCAAGGTTCTCCATTTCTTTC